AACATCCTGCTGTTCCGGGACCACATGGATTCATGTTTTCTCAGTCACCCCAGCTCGATGCAATTACGAAGAAGATGAAGTTTCAAGGACACTCCGGATCTTCATTTGGATTCACAATGCGAGTCATCGAGGCAATTGCAAAGGATGGTTGGGATTCTTATGTTGAAAAGGTGATTGATTCTAAGACATGTCCGTGTAGACGCGCTAAAGGACTACGTGGTGGATGGTGTGGTGTAGCTGGTGGAGGCGTACCTGCGTGTGATCACTAAAACGGATTCTTAAAGTCCAATAAATATAACAGTCATCAGAATGGATCATAACACAGACAAAGATGTCTGGTATGTGATTAAGTGGTCCGAGGAGTCAGGTGAGACTGGCGAGGTTAAGCTTTGGTATGAGACATACGAACATGCAGAGTTTGCTAAGAAGTGCTTTGAACAGGCAGACAAGAATCACAATCTTACAACAAAATATTGGATTGAGCAAGTTTCAACTTAAACGCATCGACAAAAGAAAAACAAAAGAATGCCTGACTATATTGTGGAAGCTAAAACTGTACAGACGGGAGCCATTCGAACTCTTACGGAGGCTCTAAAGTGTATTCTAGTGGAGATGAGTCTTATTTTTGACTCTGACGGTATTCGCATGGTTGCTATGGATAGCACTCGTACTGTTCTAGTTCACTTTCGCCTACAGGCAGATAAGTTTGAGCGTTATCAGTACAATCACTCATCCGGAAAGTTTGTGATTGGCATCAACACGGATCACCTATATCGGATTGTACGAACTGCTACAAACGACGATACCATCACATTCTATGTAGACCAGAACGATTCAAATGATCTTGGTATTCTGCTAGAGGATGGCGAAAAGAAGCAGGTGACTCGGTATAAGCTGAAACTACTCGACCGTGATGAGCCTGACCTACAGCTTCCAGAGACGGAGTTTGCCACTCATATTACCATGCCTGCGCTGGACTTTCAGAAGATCTGCCGTGATATGACTCTACTAGGAGCAAAGACGGTCGAAATTAAGAATGTGGGGTCTTCTCTCACGTTCTCCTGTAAGGGTCATTTTGCATCTCGTACAACTGTGATGGGTGATTCTGAGAACGAGTTCAGCATTCAAAAGAATACAAACGATGAGATTGTAACAGGTAACTTTTCACTACCGCATCTTGTACTATTCACCAAATGCACCAATCTATGTAATAATCTAGAAGTTCACATGAAGAACGATTGGTTCCTCATGATTCGTTATGTGATTGCTAATCTGGGTTCTATTTCACTCTGTCTGATGCCTTGTTCTGCTTAAAGTGTTATAGAAGAGCAGACTATAGACAGAATCTCTAGTCCTAGCCATAACACACTTAATGCTTCTATCATAACACTGTGTCTATCGTATTCTTCTAATGTAATATTGAAATGAAATAGTATTTTTTCAACTAACTGTCGAAATGGAGGATGTGATTGACCAGTAATTCTACGTTCAAACACATTCATCACGCAGTCTCCAAGTATTAGATGCTGAATAACAATAACAAGAAGTACTGAAAAGAGAATTACTTTTAGGTATAACGAAGTACATATTGTATGTGTAACAATTATAAGAATAACAACTGTATTAATTAGACATAAATGTAAAATGGCGGAGATGTATCCTAACCATTCCATTTACGTTACATTATCATTTTTATTGAGTGCTACATAACCACATACAATTCCAATCATAAACTCTATTATATCCGGTATAGTATTCCAACCAGAAAAGAACACAAACTGGTATAGTAGAAAATATGGAATGATTAAAGGATTTATTGACGACATAACCCCAAAAGTTGCATGACTCATAGAATTAAATCCATCTACAAAAAGAAACCTCATCCTTATCTTGCGTAATGAAATAATGTCGCAAAATAGGGTGGATACATAAATGAGTGTATTTCTCACCGGGGTTACCGGATATGTCGGTAAACATTTACTACGGTACTTTTTGTCACTCACTGATAGACAGATAGTTGTTTGTATTCGAGAGAAGAATGGTGTGAGTGGTAGAGAACGATTTATTACTGAGATAAAGAATGACGCAATGTTTCAGGATATAACAATTCAAACAAATCTCAAGAATGTTAGAGTTATCGAAAAGGATGTTTCAGTACTAAAAGAAGATGATCTGTCTGATTGCACAGACGTGGTTCACTGTGCTGCAAATGTGAAGTTCAACTCATCTATTCAGACGCTTTTAACGGAAAATGTGAAGGCATTAAAGAACATATACAGACTTTGTAAGAAGAAGCGGTTCTATCACATATCAACCTGCTATGTTCACCCCAAAGCAAACGAAGGTCCGTATCCATCGGTAAGGATAGAACCTGGCCTACAACAATCAGAGTTTATCTGCAATTATGCATATTCTAAATATCTCGGTGAACAGTATTTATATAAGCAAAAAGGTGTAATTGATATTATTAGATTATCCTGTGTCGGAGCACCACTTGATTCTATATCTCCTATGCGCGGAGGAGCGCATCTTGCAGTTTTAGAATCGCTTGAAAGAGGAACCATTCCTGATATATGGATTCCAGAAGGAATGAGGTTTAGCGCTGTTCCAGTGGATTCAATTTGCAAGGCTATTATTGAAAGAACTAAAACTACACATGAGGGGATACAAATCGTTCAATATGCGGCTCCTCCAAATAGTAAAGCTTACAATATTGGAGCCCTTGAAATAGGCGCGTATAAGTCTAGACCAAAAACCAAGATATGGTCAAATATATCATACTCTCAATTTGAAGCATGGATGCGGTTCTTCTATTGGTTTGTTCCTACAATTCTCAAACGTATTTTAGATGCCAATGTTTCGGTGTTCTATGTGTCAGGGAGCCAAACATTTCACTCAGATCTGAATCTACCAGATTTAGGTCCAGATGAATATAAGAGACTCACAATTTCATATGTAGAACAACTTGTTAAACTAAACCCCAAATATAAAAATCCACTTGTATCAATTGGTATGTATATTTACACGTTTATAAAGTCTATATTTTTATGGTTTGTAGGAGAGTCTTGGATCACAAGATATGAAGATCAATAAACACCTATAATATCTCGAACTGTTAGAAATAGTAAAATTATAATCGTAAAGAAATACGAAGCGCGTGTTGTAATTTCTCTGTTATCTTTATTCTTTGGCATTCCAAGAATTGTAATAACTGGGTCTAAAACTCCAGGAGGATCTGATTTCGTTGAAAAGATTTCACGTTCAACTTGCGATACCCAGCAGTCCCCAAACGTAGCATACATAGTTGCAAAAAACACATAGCATCCTAACATAGAATACCGAAACAGACTTCTAGAAGGTGAAAAAATGAACGCCACTGCGATTAATAGAACTAGCATTCCATGAATGAACTTTACATTATCTCTTTTTTGTTTTGGGGTACAATGAGTGAATAGGAAATCCGCCAATCCGCGTGTCCACCACTTCATAAACTCCATTACACTCACTTAGGACGAGATTTATGAGGAGTATACGTAACATCATCTCCTATCTTAAATCCAGACATTCCGGGGTTAATAAACTTATTATCAGAAACTGTAGTGGTCGTATTCCAAATCTTAATAATTGAAGCGGGACCTTTAGGAGATAGTGTGATACCTACAAGAGTCTCCTTGCGATGAATCAGAAACTCATTTGCTACACAGTTAACCATAAGATCAATAAACGTTGAATGTGCAGTTGATGAATCGATCTTCTTTGACCATGCACCGCCTGCCTCATTTTCAGGAGCATCCCAAAGAGGTTTGAATCCTCGTCTCATAAAGAAGAACATACCGGATTCCCAAGCTTCTTTTGAAATATTATCTACGATAGTCCAGAATTGCTGTGGCGTATTGATATCTGCAATCTTGACATAACTCTCCAGAGAGTAGTCCTTGTTCTCTGGATCATGATACCACAGAATCCAAGAATATTGGAATTTTGTGGTCTCTATTTCTGATCCCATTTGTAATTGTATCACGACAGTTTAGTGTAGACGTGAAACGGATTCGTTTTTAACACTCGCTTAATAGTATTACAAAATGAGCCTAACAGTTTCTCAGATTTATTCGGTTCGTTTTGGAGTAAAACTTCCTCTCCCAGGATTTGTTCAAGATAACATTGCAAAGCTAAGAATCACAGCGGCTTCATACAAGCCTGTTCGTCATGCACCCAACAAACACTACCATAAAAATCACCATCATTCCAGACATGAAAATAGCATTCCTCTAGAGAACTGGCGTATGAAGTCGCTTGCAGGGTATGTAAGCCGCATCAAGGATAGCGATGATAAAGATTATCATAACATCTTTGCTATGCTGAATAAAGTAAGCGCTGCAAACCTAACAAATCTTTCAAACGAAGCGATTGAAATTATCTCAAAGCGTGATCAGGAGTTTCGACTACGCATCTCAACACTTCTATTTGACAAGGCTATTACAGAGAGCATGTTTGCTTCAGTAATGTCTGACTTTGCAAAGAAGTTAAATGATGCGAATGCAGAAGTTCGAGAGGATCTGATTCTTCAGGCAAAGATGTTTCCCACTCTATATGATATTAATACAACCCTCACATATCCTCTGTCAAGCGAGCCTGATTTTGATAACAAAGTTGTTCTCTGGATGAAGCAGAAGGATAAGCGTCGAGGATATGCTAAGTTTCTCACTCAGCTATTCATTCGAGATATGATTACAGAGGATATCATGATGTCTTCAATGGAGAATGTTATTTCAGAGATGAAAGTTATTGCAAAGCAGCCTCGAACTGAACAGACAGATGAAAATACCACTCAGTTTGTAGACTTTATCTTTGAGTCTTCGAAGCTGCTTCCTCATACGGCTGTAACTCTACGAAATCTTGTAAAAACTACTCTAACAGAGTTTCTTGCAATTCCCCGCGCTGATCTTCCTAGTCTTGGTATGCGATCGCGGTTCCGTCTAGAAGACGCTCTCAAATGCGTTCAGTAAAGGTGAGTTTAAAGAAAAAGTGAATACAAATGGCATCTCTACCGCCCGCTAATGTTCTACTACGCGCAGCGCAAGTTGCTATGGACCAAGACAAACCCATCTATCTAGATTACTATGCCGATAGCGTTGAGAAGAAGTGTTGTATTGGTGTTCAGGCAGACAGTACAAAGTATCTTGTAAAGTCTAACGAGGAGTACACTTCTACCATTGAAAGTATTTTTAAGTGTGAAACTTGTTATATTATCTCTACGGAAAACAGTCTATATGTTGTGAGCACCGATGTTCCGGTTAAGAAGATTCTGTCATCTACAAGCAGTTAAATAGATTATACAATGTTGCAATATCCTCCTCCACATTATATACTTTTTGAACCTCTTAATGATGTAGAGACTCAGAAAGTATGGTTGGATTATAGGAAAAAACATGAACACGAATGTGAGTTTGCTGAAATTGATGCGGCAGAGATTAACACAGTTGAAACATTTTCGCCTTGGTTTCATAACTGGATTTCACAAGTTCCCGAAAAGCAACAATTTAGAATACGTGTTCTCATGGTGTGGCATGCTGAGTTTTTAACATTCTCTTGTCAACAGATGTTACGTCGTTCTCTAGAGGAACGATCTTTTAAATGTAGAGTATGGTTTCATATCGAAGACCCGTCAACACTTCAACCTGCAATTCAGAGTAGGTGTATTGTAAAACGAATGCCCACTTATACACATACACCTATCATACAACAACTATGAAGGTTGAAGTTTATACTGACGGAGCATGCTCAAAGAATGGCAAGAAAGATGCCCAAGCTTCGTGGGCATTCTATTTCCCAGAGCATAAATCTCTTTCAAATGCAGCACGGGTTCCTCTTGACCAACAACAAACAAATCAGCGCGGCGAACTGATGGCAATTGCGGAAGCAGTAAAGGTAGCCGAGTCATCATTTCCTCTGCTTGAAACCGAACTCAAAATCTATACTGATTCTATGTATTCTAAAAACTGTCTCACAACTTGGTTACCTTCATGGGTACGTAACAACTGGAAAACATCTCAAGGAGGAGATGTTCAGCATCGTGATCTGATTGAAGATACTGCAAATCGTCTTTCTCGATTCAAGTCCTTTAACATTCAGTATGTGAAGGCACATACGGGTGGGGCGGATGAGCAGAGTAAATGTAATCATATTGTTGATCGAATGGCTGTAAAAGTACTCTGCCCAGAAGATGAAGAACCTAAGGAAATTACTTCCAATAAAGATGACCCATTTGAGAATTGTCCTCTCAAACTTATGGGCCCTCCTATTTCTGAGAAGGAACTTGTAGATTGGTGTCTTTCAAATCTTACAAAACTTGATCAAACTGCACTTGCAACCGCTATCTGTTCTGCATTTAGTAAGACTGTGAAAACAAAGGGATTTGAGGTCACCAAACAAAGGCTTCATCGATCCACTTTATATCGTCTCAAAACGGATAGTGGTTTAATTAAAGAAGGCATTACAGTAACAAAGGAAGAATGAGCGTAACTGTATATCAATTCTCGTCCCCTACCTGTGAACCCTGCAAGATTATCAAACCTATGATGGATGATCTAAAGGAAGAGTTCAGTGATAGTGTAAAGTGGGTATCTGTAAATATTCATGATGATAAAGAGGGATATACTGAGAAATATGGCGTAACTCTGGTGCCCGCAATGGTAGTAGTTGCAGGTAGTTCGATTGAACGTCATCTTGGAACTCGTGTTGCAGAGTATTATCGTATTATTCGCAATGGTATTCGGCTTACTCAACAATCGTAGATGTGATTAATTCTCCATCTTTGTAGGCTTCACAAACGAAAGCATCTTGGTCATCAACAGGCTCAGATGTTTTTTGTTGACCTCCAACACTGATTGGTATTTCTGGCCCTGTTCCACCAGGTCCAAGTTTAGGTACACAATATCCATCGGGATCTAGAACCATACCACCTGTGCATATAGGCCCATTGGGTCCGGGTGTGGGTTTTACTTTAGGTCCAGACGGAGTTCCAGCCTTGCTACTTTGCGTGTATACAGAGATCGATTTCACCGCTTCGTATCCAGCAGCTCCTAATCCAATGGAAAGCACATAACCAACTAAAGGAGCCCAGAACTTCCATGTATATGAATCCAGGCATCCTTTTAGATTGAGAGCCCACCACTGGAGAGCGAACACACTTGCAGAAACTCCACCTAATGCAGCAGCTGAGCTATTATTACCTGTATCAAAGTTTCGCATCATAAAATACCATGCAATAGTCTGCGTTAGAACTATTGAGGCAGGTGCTACTTGATTCGCAGCCCATCCAAATCCAGGAACATCACATAACCCTTCAGGATACGGGTGTATCTGAAATGTACTACCTCCAGACATAGGTGCTCCTTCAGGGGTGAACTTGGCAAGAAGACCATTCCCTGCAACGAGAACCAGTATCAGCAACACGGAGATTGGTATAGTGACTCCCTCTGCAATTTTAGATCCAGTTAATCCAGAAATTACCGGCGCAAGAATTATGATTCCAATAACAAGAGGAATCCACACAGCTAGCCACTTGACTATTGGCCATATGTTTGTTATAGTTTTTGTAGCGTCGGATGGATCGGGAATTGTAAAGTCGGGTTTAGAAGGAAGAAATCCAAGAATTGACTTAGAAAAATCTGCAAACTTAGTACTTCCAAAAATCATTAGAGCAATCAAAGATACTAGACCAACAACTGCGCCATTCGAGTAATTCCATGATTGGTCAATTGTATCTGTCACAAATCCAGATGAGAAAAATACAATAGGTATCAGAGCACATAGTAGAATTAAAAATGTACACACAATTGGTGAGAGAACTGTATCAAACGCTTTCTTTATTTTTTCTTCCTGTAGTGGATCCTTAACAATTCCTGCAGTATTAAGAACATATGCATAGAATGAACCGCCTCCAATAACAGTAACAACAACTACCAGTGCCAGTACAGTGCCTAATACTGCTGCAGTCACATCAACCATATTGCTTATTCTCAGGATACAAAATCACGTGAAACTACAAATGAGTATCTACGGGTCAAACTCTTCCTGGGGAGATCAATGTGGGAGTTCGAACCAAAGCCCTATTAACCTAGCACAATCGAGTACAAAGCCATGTGATCTACTATGTGACCTTGTATTTGATGATGCTTACATCTCTCAAGCAAATGTAATCGTATCAGATGAAGGTCTCATTCTACAGAGCCAGACAGGGCTTGGAAGTTGCAAGTACAATGGAGATTCATACACCTGTCAAACTCTTCTAGTTACGCATCCTAGTCACCACACTGTTGAAAACATTCAGGCGGATGGCGAAGTTGTTGCTATATTTAGCAGCCCAAACAAGGGTCTTCTTTGCGTGTCTTCTCTTTTTCGAGTAAATCCTACTCAAACATCATCTTCTCACTTTTTTAATGCATTTGTTCCTTATGCAAATCCAAGTGTTCCGTTTACGAGTGTTAGCTTGGGAGAACAGTGGGGTCTATTTATGATGGTTCCTCCCGCGGGGGCATATTTTGTATATGATGGTTCCCTAGTTGTACCACCGTGTCAGCCTACAACATGGGTCGTATTTAAGTCGATGATTAACATTGATTCAAACGACTTTGCTCTTCTTGTAAAGAATGTTGTGCCTGGATCTCGTCCTACTCAGCCCGTTGGAGATAGAACTGTTTACTTTAATGATGTTGAACAGCTGTCGGGAGGACCTATGCCGCACGATGGTAAAACATACATGAGATGCAAGCGATCTGGAAAGAAGAATGAAGTGAAACAGATTCAACCTGCTGGTCTCAAAGACAGGGAAGAAAAGCACAGTAGAGTAAAAAATTGGATTGATAAGCAATTAGAGATCAATGGATTTATGGATATTCTTGGATTTATCGTGCAAATTGCATCAATAGGATTTGGAATCTACTACGCATTTAAAATGCGAGATGACTCCAGAGTTATGCTTCCAATAGTATACGGGCAAAAAGCAGCCGTGTGGCTGCGGTCTTTATTTGGTTTAGAAAGTTCATCTTCTGTTCCTATTTATACATCTGCCAGTAGCGTGCCTAAGTAGTGTACTCCTTGCCCTGAGGAGCGACCCAGCACGACTCGTCCTCCTCATCCTGATCACCAGAGGTCTCGTCCTGATTCTCTGGAGGTACATCCTCTCCCTCGTCCATTCGGCGAAGGCGCTCCTCCATTCGTGCCTGCTTGCGAATGAGACGGGCCTGTTTCTTGGCAGAGTTATCTACTGTAACCCAACCGTCATCCTCCGAAGCCACCTGAAGCGGTGCGCATGGAACCACGTTATCCGGCAGCGGAGTGTCGTCCTCCTCAGCATAGAACCGACTCGGGCGAAACATCGGCATGACGAACACATCGGTATTCTTCTCAGGAGGCGCAGTTCCGTCATCAATTGCCTTCTTCTTCTCCTCCGTCTCCTTCCACTCCGTTGCAAGCTCGGTGAACTTGCGACCACTCCAGGTCATCGGCTTTGCGACTACACTACCCAGCGCAGGATAGTTCTCCTCCGTTCGCTGGAGAGCACGCTCATCTGCCTCTCGGCGCTCCTTCTCAGCTCGCTCCTTCTCGATCTCCCACGCGGGCTTCTCATATCGAGAATTGTAATTGCGGCGGCGATTAAACGCCGTTGATTGCTCCATATTGTTGCGGTTCATCTTTGAATGCTCCATTCTGCTATCTCTTTCCTATTTCTTAAGGAATCCGTTTTCAAAGAATGAAAACGAAATAAGTAATCGAAATGGGAATCCAGAGTAAGATGGTTAACGGAGTAACAATTTCTCATTCCGGAACTGTAACAGATATTTCAATTCCCGCTAAGACGTCAGATGTTCTGGATTGGATTCGTAAGAAATACAAAAATCCAGACATTCAGTTTCAAGGAAAGATTCAAGATCCTCTAAAGGAAACTCAATATCTCTCTATCTTTGCATCTACGGATGGAGATGAGGATCAGACAAATATGCATATTCTTCCTGCACCATTTCACGAAGAAACATATATTGGAAACATTGTGATTCTCGCAACTGAGTCGGATAATGAAGATGAATATGAACAGAACATTTCTTCTTATGTTAATCTGAAAACAGATCACTACAACAATGTTTATCAAGAATGGACGTTTGATGAGGAAGAGGAGCAAGAGGAGGAAGAAGCTGGAGAGGTAGAACCCGTTGATGAAGAAGAGGATGATATTATTCCAGATGAAGAGGACGAGGAAGAAGAGGAGATTAAGAAACCAGTCCGTGAACCTAAGGGACCTACGAAGTCTACATCTAAGGACGTGTTTGTAAGTTGTACGATTCGCGATAAGGTTGTTTCGAACTTTGAGGAAATGATGCAACATGAACTTGCAGTAGAGTTTGAAACTGCTGTTCTCAAGTCTGTATCTGACCAAGCTATCAAGGAAGGTATTGATGTTGATTGGAATAATCGTGTCTTCTGGAATCTATATCGAAGCAAATGTATCTCATTTTATGAAAATCTTCGAGGCACCGATAGTTACGTAGGAAATCGTGAGAACTGGCTTTCTAAACTAAGATCTGGTGAGATTACTCCAACTGCATTTGCAGAGCTAACAGCTGTAGATCTGTGTCCTGCACGATGGAAAGCGTCTATCGAGAAGATCATTGAAGCAGAGAAGAAACTCTATTCCAAGGATTCAAGCGCTGCGATCTTCATGTGGTGTTCTGGTTGTAAGAAGAAGACTAAGTGTGATTATTATCAGATGCAGACTCGTTCAGCGGATGAACCGATGACGACTTTCGTGACTTGTCTTGAGTGCGATCGTCGATGGAAATTTTAATGTGATCCTTAACATCTTGCTCAAGCGTTTCTCTTGCACGATGATGTATTCTTGGAGATTCCATATCTGGAGGATGCACATGGATTGGATGTAGACCATTTGTAATTTCTGGTTTCGTGACGTCATCGACTTTTGAAAATCTAGCTTTAAACTCCGCGATAATATTATCTGGAATCTGAGGACTTGTTTCCTGTAAGCGATCGCATTGTTCACGAACTATTTTTAACATATCTTTTGCTGCTATACGTTCGCTGCGAGGTAACGCAAGCTCGATCTGAATAAATCTATGAATCTTTGCATATGTAGTCGCCGCAATTCGATGCAGAGCCGACCTTCCAGACCATCCAAAGTAACTTTCAACTGTGTTGAGAGTTGCAACGCCAAGGCTTATAGTTCCAATAACAATGCTTGCAGCCGGAGAACTGTTGAATAATGAAGATGACCCTATGGAACCTGCTCCAGCAATTGTTGAAAGCACAATAACTGGCAGATTTATGTAAGTACTCAAACGCGAGTAATGTTTTTCTGACTTTGAATGAAGCCATGTAAAACATAGAGCGCGTTCTCCTTCATCTGAAAGAATGGTTTCAAGCTGAGAGTTCCAGCTAATTTTATGCTCCTCCGAATCCATTAATTTTAACGCATTTTAATAATGGTTTGGGTGTATGATGCTCCATTAAATAAAAAGGAGGAACATGCATACCGAGTATTAGTTAAGATTCTAGGTAATAAAAAGGATGCACTGTATCGAACTAAGATTTTTAGTTTAGCTGGACATATTTCCAGAAGCAAACCTAAAACTTGGAAAGATATTGAAACCAGTGCGTATTTTGATAAGGCAAAGAAGCACCCTGTGTTTGATACCAAAACTTCTAAGCTGATGTTTAAGGCTCTAAAGCAGAGTGGTGGTAGATCAGGTTATCCGTTTATGAATCATGTTATCTTCAAGTTCAAAGATACTGTTTTAGGATTTCTACCTGGATTCGTAGGAACAGTTGTGAATGGAGTTGGAGAAGTATCTACGTTTCCTATTACGATACTCAAGAAGATCCCAGTAGTGGGAGACTTTGCCGATCTAGGTATCGATCTGCTCCACGGTGTAGTTGAAGTTGGAGTAACTACAACAGAAGACATTGCAAAAGATGTTGGTGGACCTGTAGGAGCTGTTGGTTCATTACCATTTGTTGCATTACCAACCGCAGTTGGATCTGTGCTTGCAATTGGGCAAGGTGACCCTGCGCAGGCACTCAGTCATGCAGTAAAGCTAATTCCATTTGTAGGGTTGTCGATCAACAAGGGAATGACACAGATCGAACATCAAGTTGAAAAGTTACGTGATCATCCTACTATCGCATCTGCTATTCCAGTTGTTGGCGATTACATTGCTCAGCCACCTGAAGGAGAAACACCTCCGCCCCCCACTGCAGGAAAGAGACTTTCAACGAGAAAGCGTAGTCATTCCAAATGGAACAGAACGATGCGGCAGAGAAAGTGAAGGCCTCTCTTCGTGAGTGGGTTTCTCTAGATGATGAGGAGCGTCAACTTCGTAAGCAGATTAAGGAGATTCGTGAGAAGAAAGCAAAAAACTCAGCTGATATTCTATCCTTTATGCGTGACAACCAGGTTGACAACTTTGCTCTAGAAGGTTCTGGTGTTGGTAACATTAGTCGTTCTGTGAGAACTTCACGCCCTCCTCTACGTCGTGACCTAATTCGTACTCAGCTCCTGCTTCAGTTTGCAGATCAACCCCAGCGTGTTGCTGAAGTTCTTCGTGCGATTGAAGGTATTCCTGAAGGAGCAGAGGATATGAGTGTTGGCGGAACTCAACGTGAACTACTTGTGCGTCGCCTTCCTCGTGAGAAGAAGAGTGTTCCTATTAACATGTAAGTCGCTTAAGAGACTCTTTTGCAGCTAGTTGTTCCGCCTGTTTCTTCGTAGTAGCAGTTCCAATTCCAAGGTGAATGCCTTGTTCATCTACAGCAGCCATTGTATACAAGTTTGCTGTGGATGAAACCATTACATACTTTGGAGTATAGTGAAACTTGGCCTGATAGAACTTCTGAAGTTGTTCCTTGAAGTTACGATTGTTCATTAGCAACTTAGGAATGTTAATGTATGACTCGATAAGCGATACAATAAAGGATGATACAACTTGAAAGTCGTTGTCACAATCTAGCCACAGAGCGCCAATGAATGCTTCCAGAATATCACCAAGTTTCTTCATGTTGAGACGCCCATTGCAAACATCCTCGTTGTGGCGAGAGATGATGTAGAACTTATCCAGTCCAATCTTCTGGCTCAAAGAACCAAGCATCTCGTTGCAAACAATATCTTTCTTGAGATCGGTAAGGAATCCCTCATTTTCAGAAGGGAACCGTTTAAGTAAATATGTCGATACCGTTGCTCCCAGAATACTGTCGCCTAAGTGCTCCAGCGTCTCATACGAAGAATCAAACAGTTCCAACGTATTTGAAGGTCGTTCAGCAAGTTGGGTTACTTCCCCTGTTGGGGTTGTGTATACTGATCGTTTTACGTATGATGAATGTACCATTGCGGTCTGAAAGCGCTCAACATTCCGAACTTTAAACGAGCACCCGTGCTTCCCCAAAATCGCTTGAATATCAGTCTTGGTAAACAAGCGATTTTTAGAATTATACGGATTATACGCTACTGAGGGAGTGTTGCTCATTTTCTTTTAATACGTCTTGTCTTTTTAGATGCTTTAGTCCGTTTTCCACCCTGAACGGGAACTGATGCAAGATTTGTTTGAACAACATCGTTTAACAGATTCCACTGTCTAAGAAAAAGCGCAGCCTCTTTGGGATTGTTAGTGCGCATCTTTATTAGAGCTGGTTCCAGTGCAGCTTTAATTTGCGGTTCTGCGCTTTCTATGAGAGTTGGAAACTGCGCGATAAGTGTGCTTCTTAGACCGCTTAGAAACGCCATTACTTTTACGTCTGAAAGTTTTATGCATTCCGCCTCTTGAAATCGATCGGTCAATCGATTCCTGTGATAGTTTTCCAAGTTGTAACGCTATCGCGATATTTTGGGTAAGCAATTTATATGTTTCAATTGTTCTTCCGGTGCCCCAAGTCGAAAGTCTTGGAACATCAACATATTTGGGAAGAAAGTCTGCATATACAAGACGGGTTATTACTGAAATATATGGATCATTGTATGATTCAATCAGATCTCCAAGAAGTCCATATGTTAAAATACCAAATGGTGGAGGTGTACTTACAAGTTTCTTAAAAAAGTGTGATGATGATTTTTCAGGATCTGGGTTCATTTTACAACGTGCTTGAGTCAGCACTTCGTTCTTTGCACTTTCTAACATTTCCAAAAATGGTGGTCCTCTAAGTATCGTATAGTCAAACCCAGGCGCATTGTTTAATTTTGCAGTAATGAATGGCGGTGGGGACCAAACAGGTTTCTTCTTCTCTTCAACAGGTTCCTTCTTCTCTTCAACAGGTATCCCCCATCCAACTTCCGTATAAAGAGTATTGTGAACGGTAATATATTCGTCTAAAAGTTTATCGGAAATGGACTCTACTTTCGTCTTATATTTTTCAATAACATGATAGCTACATCTAGCTGCTAATTCCTTACCAACCTGACGACCAGTTTCAGTTTCTACTATAGTAGTTATTATGCGTCTTACTCGTTGAGCGCACTCTACTGTTAAAAAGTGAAAGAAATCTACATCTTCTAAATATTCTTCAGCTTCTATGCAATAATCTTCATCTGAATCTGATGGTTCCATGTCAATGTCACCCGGCTCAACACCAGGCGGCTCATCCACCTCCATACCAGAATCTCCATTACCTCCTTTAGCAGGAGGATAAACTGGTCTAGCAGGGTCGTAAACTCTAAAGGATTTTTCGGGCCCACTAGCTGACTGAAATATAGCCGGTACTTTAAATATTGCAGCTGCAATCAGTGCAGCTACCTTGTCTATAGTGACAAACACGTATCTTGAATGTTCTAGACCCTGTCGATTCTGTAAACTAACTAAATGATTAATTTGATCAGAATCTCCGCATCTTTTTATATCAAGAAGTTCTTCCTTACTAAACCGAGCTAGATTAAATGTTCCGCTTACTCCACTGTAAATTGCAGGGTTTAATACTTCAACACTTGGACCTGCAGCTTTAACATCAATAGGGAGATCTCTAACGCGTATTTGTGCAACTGGCGATATGTTTGTGTCAAAAACATTACTTATTTCATAGATTGAAGATCCGGATAGAATCGCTGCTTTTGATAGCAATGGCGATCCAATTTCGTTGTTTCCATCTTCAAATATGGATGGCTTACCAAAAGCTGGTCCTCTTTGAAGTAAAGCAGAATCACATGCAGTGGCAGGGGTTACAACATGAACAAGATTTGTTGGTACGAGAATATCTGCTGCTAATTTTTTTAAGTGTGAAGGCCCCCCGTCGCAGATCAGCTTTGTTGTCTTCTCCGTATCTAATATGTTAATACCCAGTCCATCTTGAAAAACTGATACTAGGTTTTTAAGATTCTCATCTGGTTTGATACTTACTTTACATTTCAATGAAAAAGTGGGTAACAGTTTTACATGTAATACTGCGCTATCTTCAACTGACATTCCTGGACGATGCACAATGGCATTTACTTGAGCATTGATTTCCTCGCCAAACTTTGCTTTTATACTACTTTCAATCTTAGAATTGATATCGTATCTGCCTCTACCTCCAGGTTTTCCTCCACGATGAAAATCGTGATATGTATCTACTAGAAGAATTACTCTAGGATCAAATGCGGGTGCTTCCGCCATTATTTACTCGTCAGGAAATACTCGCGTGAAGTCAAACTCCTTACCAACTAGAGCCTTCTGGCGCTCAGAAATCACAAACTTAATACAATCATCTGCACTTGGGGTTGTAGTTCCAACAAAGTAAGACTTTAGAAGAGTCTCAAGCTCCTTCTTTGAAAGAGTCCATCCTTTATTGTAGCTACCAGGTCGAGAAATCTTGATCTTAGAGTTATCATCATCAAATCGCAGATTATCGATGTTCGAGAACTGAGGAAGCTTGATGATATCAGACATCTCAATTTCTACAATCTTACGATCCTCGCGCTTACTATGGACCTTCTTATTCAACTCGCGAATCTCATTATCAAGATCACGATACTGCTTGACACAACGCTTAAGATCGGTAATTGCTTCGTTTGACATTTTGGTTATTAAGAACTTCCTCTAAATAACTTAATCCGTTTTCAAGATAATGGATTCGGAAGAAATTGAGAATCTTCGAATTGTGTACAACAAGGAGCATGCGAAAGATAACCCTATTCCCAGAGGATCATCTGAAACTATATGGTCTGAACTTCAGAAACGTTTTCATTCTCAATGTGAGAAGGGTCGTCTAGAGTGTATCGCTACACATATGATGGGGAAGCCACATGCACCTGACTCATGGAAAAAGAATCCTGCAGAGTGGTTATCTTCAGTTGATATTGAAGCAATTGAAAAAGAGTATACAAAACTGTTTCCGAAATACTATTTTGTTGGCTGTGTTCCGATTGATTTTGACAAGAAGTCTTCTACCGGTAAATGTATTGTAAGTGCTTTATGCTCTATGAATATCAAAAGTCTATACGACAGAGGATATGATAAGATAGGAATTGTTTTTAATACAGATGTTAGCACTGGACCTGGACAACACTGGATTGCTCTTTTTACAGATCTAGATCCTTCATTTGAGTATCCTCGAATTACTTATTTTGATTCATATTCACATGCTCCAGAGAAAGAGATTCAAACTTTGATGTCAAGATGGAAAGAACAATGGGACGCAACAGGAATACATAGTAAACCAATGGAGTTAACGTACAACGCAACACGTCATCAATATGAGAACTCAGAATGTGGAATGTATTCTATTTATTTTCATTGAGCGTGTATTGTAGGTATTCCTATGGATAAACGTATTCCTGATGATGTTATGCGAAGTTTTAGAGGACTGTTATTTACTATCCGTAAAAAGTAATGGAAACGGCAGCACCGTCTATCAAAGATACAGTTATTGGTGCAGTTAAGAATGCAAATTGGAAGTCTTACTTAATCATTGCAGGAATGGTTGCTCTGTTTGTAAGCATTGGGTTTGCTCTCTATTATGCGTTGACTCCTTCAAAGATTCAGGCACTTGCAAAAGCAAAACCTATCTTTGCAACATATCCGCAGGTTACAAAAATTGCTCCACTTGGTTGTCCACAGACCCCTCCATATCGTCTAGCCGATTTCTATATGGCATCATCTTCATATTCTATATTCCCTGGTGCTGCGGTATACGATTATGTATCCGATAGCATTCTGCCTCTGGTAATTAAAGCAGGTGTACGTCTAGTAGAACTGGATATCTATTCTGATTCAAATGATCAGCCTGTTGTAGGTCTCAAAAATCAGAAGCTAGGAGTTGATTATGCATATAATACAGTTCCGTTTGAGGCATGCTGTGTATCGATAGCAAACAATGCATTCAATACAATTACTGCACCTGCATCAAGTGATCCCTTCATTCTCAGCTTAGTATTCCATACAAACAAGACTAAGACACTCAACGCTGCATCCGAGATTATCAAAACAACATGCAAGTCTCGTCTGCTTGATAAAGAGTTCAGTTATCAGCGCAAGAACCTAGCAATTGAGTCAATCTGTGCTCTACAGAATAAGCTAATCATTGTATCAGGTGGAAACATCAAAGGAACGCATATGGAAGAACTCGTAAACATGTCGTGGGATACATCACACTTACGTAGATTAACATATACCCAGGCATCTCAACCCCATGACCAGGAGGAGCTCATAAATCACAATCGCAACAATATTACGATGGTTGTTCCAGATATTGGCGAAGATCTGGTAAACAATAATCCTCAGATTCTGTTTGCATATGGTTGCCAATGGATTATGATGAATTATGGTTCCATTGATGATATGATGGAGCTCTATGTCAGCGAGTTCCAAGAGGCGAGCACAGTTCTCAAGCCGGCCGCTCTTCGCCCTCTCAAGCCCAAGAAGTACAAGAAGCCCGCTCTCGCAGATCCTTCACTATCCTTCCAACCCATGCGACACACATCTCCCATCTACGACATCACGGTTTAAAAGACGGAGTGTAGTTTAATCTCCACGTTAAAACAAAATGGCAAAGACTCGCAAGCTATCCCCTGCGCTTAAGGCGTGGAATGTTCACTGGAAGAAGGTGCGCGCCGAGATGGAAAAGAAGGGCACCTTTAAGAAGGGAGACAATCTAACCAAGGTTTTCAAGGAGGCTAAGAAGTCTTTCAAGAGCCACAAGAAGGGTGGTGCCGGCGAGGAACCTGTGGTTGAATCCGATGTCGATCCTAATAAAAAATCCGGAGATAGCGGTCCCATCTCTGAAGACACAGAGGACAAGCAGTCCGATCCTGCTAGTGAATATCTACATCTTGCCGATTCTGGTCCTAAGAGTGATAAGCCGAGTGTCCCGGAAGGACGTGGAGGTTCCAGAAGAAAGACAAAGCGTCGTAGTGGTCGTAAGCACTAAATATTTTGTTTCTGTCGGTAGTTTGAAAAAAATGATTATACGTTACATATAAACAAATGGGTGGTGGTCTATTACAACTCGTAGCCTATGGCGCTCAAGACGCATATCTGTCTGGGAATCCCCAAATCACATTCTGGAGAGGTCTGTACAAGCGCCACACTAACTTTGCTATGGAGCCGTTTCGTGTCAATCTAACTGGTCAGGCTGATTGGGGTGTAAAGCACTCTGCCATTCTACCTCGCCATGCCGATCTAATTTCCAATGCATACCTAGAGGTTGAGCTACCTGAGTATGGATATTGGTCTGGATCCAGACTTGGGTTTAAGATGATTAAGTATGTAGAGCTTGACATTGGTGGTCAAGTTATTGATCGTCTCTATGGTGAGTGGCTAGCAATTTGGTCTTCACTAAGTCTGTCCCTTGAGGCTATTGAAAAGTTAGATAGAATGATTAGCTCTAATCAATCAACTCTAGAAACTGGAAACTGTAACGGCGGTGGCTACAAGAAACTGTATGTCCCTCTTGCATTTTACTTTGCACGCAATCCTGGGGCTGCTCTACCTCTTATCGCTCTACAGTATCACGAAGTAAAGTTCAATATTCTGTGGAATACATCTGAGTTCTTAACAAGGAATAAACTAGGAGATGGACAGCCTCCTAAACCGCCGGCGCCTCGTCAGGCAAATCTGCTTATTGACTACATCTATCTAGATGTGGAAGAGCGCCGCCGCATGGCTCAGGAGTCTCATGAGTATCTGATTGAACAGGTCCAGTTTAACGAGGATAAGGGTATCACATCTCAGAACACTCGTGTTGACTTAACATTCAACCATCCTGTAAAGGAACTAGTCTGGGTTCTGCAGCCTACCGCCTTCAGTAGCTGTAAGTATGCGCTACCAAACGATGCTTATAATGGTAAGTTAACTTCACCTCACGCAGTTGGTGACACATGTTTCGATTACGGAAGTGTATCTGATGACGTAAAATATGGTCTACAGATCAACGGTCAGGATCGTGTTCCTCTTCTAGAAGGTAGCTACTTTGGATACGTACAACCCTACCAGCACCACACCGGTGTAGGAGGAGACATCGCATGCTATTCGTTTGCCATTCGTCCGGAGGAGCACCAGCCTTCTGGCACGTGCAACTTCTCTCGTATTGATACGGCAACGCTACTAGTCAATGTTACAAATCTAGGTGCAGGTGCAGGTGACCTTGCAGATATTGACATGACAGCAGATTGCCGCGTCTATGCCATCAACTACAACGTTCTACGTGTGATGTCTGGTATGGCGGGACTGGCGTATAGCAACTAAGTCGCTGATTCTAGCAACTAAACTCTCAATAACCAAATCAAACTACTAAATAATGGAAGTTGATAAACTTCTTATAGTGGCTCATCCAGATGATGAAGTGCTATGGGGAGGCTTAAATCTACTATTGCAACCAGGATGGTTTGTTGTGTGTGCATCACATGTAAGCAATCCTGTACGATCCCTTGAGTTTTATAAGACTATGTCTTTCTGCAATGTCACTAAATATGTGATGTATGATGTGAAGGAATCATATACAGAAGATGCATCTGAATCCGATCGTATGTTTTCTGGAACTACATTTGAAGCAGGATTACGTGAACTTTCTCGTCACCCATGGAAACTAGTTTTAACTCACAATGATTCTGGTGAGTATGGCCATGAGCATCACAAGACAGTCCATCGTCTAGTTAAGAAATACTTCCCATCTGCAAAAACATTTGGTATAGGACCTCGTTTAAGTGAATCTCAAATTGAACTCAAACGAAACCTACTTATCTACTATAAGAAAACACAAGCGATTGCCAAAAAGATATTTGATAAGAAAGCTAATACTCTAAGAAAATCTGAACGTGAACACTTTTTCTATGAACCTATTTATGTTACGCCAACTAGATCGATATCTAAAGTGATTCATCAGATCTGGTTTGGTAAACCTCTTGAAGCTACAAGCATTCGATACAATCTGATGAAAGGTGTCAAAGAAGTTGCCGAAAGAAATGGCTACACATACAAACTTTGGACAAATGAGAATCTAAAGGAAGAAATGTTACCAATTACATGGGACTCTATTCAGACTGCTATAGAAGTGGGTGAAGAATTAGAACAGGTTCGCTTTGCGCAGGTGGCCGATCTTGCTCGGTATGAGATTCTTCATCGTTTTGGAGGAGTGTATCTGGATTCATTATTTGAAATTAGTGATGAGTTCTGCAGATATATTCAGTCTAAAAGTGACCATGAAATTATAGTCGCAAACGAAGATCCATGTGGACTCAAATGTAAAGGATCTGGTGGCAGAGGATATGTAAGCAATGGCTTCTTTGCATGTGTTCCTGGTTGTATGCCACTTAAGAGACTTTTACACCCTGCAACTCTCTCTGAAATAGACTTCTACAATGTTCGTATTAATCAGGAAACTGGCCCTTACTTCTTTCGTATGGGAATCAAACCGCGTGACAAAGTACACGTCATTGACACGGAGAAGATTTATCCTTTTATGGTGAATGATTCAGAGTATCGTAAAGGAGCTCCGAATCAGTGTGTAACGGCAGACAACAAGATCCTACATGATTGCTTAAAGAAAAAGTATCCTAGGTCACTTGCTGTGTATCAGAGTGGATTTGGAGGTAGTTGGAGTTGGTAATTATTTCTGGCCGTTAGACCAAGTCTTCTTCATCTTCTCAAGATACAGAATAGCATCCATAAGTTCTTCCTGCATGTGAGTTACCCAATCCAAAAATGGGGCTTTATTACCCTCTAGTGTTGTTCCATATTTTTTCTGTCCTAGTTCGGATCTTTGTTGAAACTTTTCGATAACGCTCTGTACTACAGGGTCCATTACGTGATTTACTACACTCCGTAGTAAGCCACATCACTCGGGTCCTTCAGCATATCCTGAAGAATCAGGATAAACTGCTCCTGCGAGTCGTACTTGCATGCCTCCACCAGCGCATAGTACTCATCCAAGTCCCACTCCGGGTGAAACTTACCAAGCTTCTTTGCAAGACGCTCGAAGAAGCTCAGTCCACCATCATAATCACTATCCTCGTGATGGAATACTCAATCTGCCATCAGAAGAGTCTCCCATGTTGCATCGTCCTCTCCGAGATTATTGTAAATCTCATCGAACTGCTCCTTGCTAACCTTATATTGATCAGGAATGTACGCCATTTTAGATGTACTATCTATTCATTTAGCCTTTAAGAATCCGTTTTTAATTACCACTCCATCGCAACATCCTCCATATGAACCTCGCCGCGCTGCTCTTCTGCAGCCACGCGAGAGTTCGCAGCTGCGAGGTCGGCTTCGAACACAGACAGATCTTCCTCTGTACCTTCAGGTAGCTTGGTCTCATCAACCAGAATGTCTACCATACCAGTTCCACAGGGAGGCTTCTGGCCAAACATAATATTTGCAGACACACCCTTCATGTTATCAAAGTCAGCCGACAGTGCAGCGTTGAACAGAATCTTGGAGGTCTCCTCGAAAGAAGACTTCGCAAGAACACCATTCTCGCCCTTGTTCATACCGAAACGATTTGCCTCCATGATACGACCCAGGTAGGTCATCGTATCGACCAGGGTGATCATGTGGTGGTAGTTGACCGCCTCACCTCCACCCTTGAACACCTCAGTGAACTCTTCGTAGAGAGACACGCGGACAGTCTCGATTCCAAACACCTCAAGCACTTCATGAATGTCATTACTGAAGGTGCGGTACGGATCCACGCCATCCTTGGTAGCTAGGTCGAGCAGATTTGTACCCTCTGCATCCAGAACGTACTGCTTCTGAGGAGTGTATCCGCCAACCTTCTCATCATACACAAGCTCATCTGCAACTTCACGTAGATACACGCGACCAATTCCCTCTACACCAGTGAGAACGGTGTCCAGAAGCTTGTCCTCGATGAATCGCAGAGATAGAGCATTCTTGACAGTATCCGTTCCAAACACGATACGCAGAACCATCTTGTCAGGACTGTTCGTATCAGAGTGTACACATCCAAACACTCGAAGTACTTTATTGTTCTCAATCTTCGCCTGAATGAGCGACATGTCTACAACGTTACGAGCGGCCATCTCCATCGTATCCAGCTCCAGACGGAGAATCCAAGGAGAGATGCATGTCGTTCCTTGCGTCACCGAGAAACGCTCGTAGCTCTGCAGAATTGCACGGTCTTCCTGAACTGCAGTATTGGATGAAAGAGGATTGGGATCGTAGTAGATGCGAACAGACTTCGTGATGTCACGCAGAGTCGTCTTCTGAATGTCACGAATCTTGGAGAGAGCAGCTGTCTGGTCTCCAGAAATCTTCGTGTCGAGATAGACTACGTTTGAAGGATTCTTGGGGTTGTGAGAGGCACCAAGCAGCTCAACGATACGAGGAACACCAGCAGTAGCATTTGCCTTTGCAGTACCGGCTGAGTGGAAGGTGTTCAGTGTGAGCTGAGTGGTAGGTTCGCCGATAGACTGGGCGGCCAGAGTTCCAACCATCTCACCAGGATGCACGCGAGACTTGATGTAGCGGAAGCGAATCTCTGCAAGAAGCTCATCGAACATTGCCTGAGTCAGACGCATCTTGATGATGGACTTCTTCGGCGCAAGGTAGTAGCGAAGCAGAATGTGGAAGAGCTTATTGTGAGAGAGCCACGGCTGAGCGCACAGCTTCTCGATTTCAGCTACGACATACTCAGGCGTGAGATCTGTCTTGGTAGCATAGGGATTGTTAAACTTGTCACAGAGACGCTTCAGAGGAACAGGTGCCATCACCTTATCACCCTTCTTGTAGCGGAACACATCCTTCACCAGCACATCGCGGTCCTTCAGAAGTTGATCCACCAGATCGGGTGGGTTCTCACCAACATCACCCTTCACAATCGCCTCAAAATCCTCCTTCGTGGCACCAAACTCGCGGTACACTTGCTCCATACCCATCACCGCAAGCTCAATCGACTGAGACTCGTTATACACAGAATCCACACCGTCACCACCATAATGGTGCTGGAAGATGGAGCCATTCACGTTACGAACCGTACCATCATACTCAACACGAAGGTCCTCCATCGTCTTCACAAGTCGGCGCTGAATGTAACCAGAATCTGACGTCTTCACTGCAGTATCAATCAGACCCTCACGACCGCCCATAGCGTGGAAGAAGAACTCAGCAGGACGCAGACCACTGATGAAGGAGTTCTCTACGAATCCACGAGATTCAAGACCGTCATCGTACTTTGTAAAGTGAGGCAGAGTACGGTCCTGTAGCGAGTACTGAACACGCTTACCTGCAACCACTTGCTGAGCAAGAAGACCAATCATCTGCTGAATGTTCAGCTCAGAACCCTTAGAACCAGACTTCACCATCTGAACCATGCGATTCATAGCCGGTAGCTTCTTCACGGTTTCCTCACCAACCTTCGCAGCAACTGATTTGAGGGCATTTAGAATCTTATTCTCCAGCTCCTCACCATCGGGGCGACCGCTCGAGTTCAGAAACTGACCTGCATGAACACTCGAGATTAGGTCGGATACCTCCTTACGACCATTTCGAAAGATTTCCTGGACTGCATCTTCTGTCTCTTTGTTCATCGTGAGGTCAGAGGGTCCGACAGAGAAACCAGTAAAGAGGTTATACTTAGTTACAATGTTCTGGATGTCGTTGATAAACTGACCAGCACGCTGAGGGCTCATATCTGAGTAGATCATATGAACTAGACCGTCAGTGGTCTTCGTGAAAGCACCCTTATCCAGAATACCCTTCACGAGCTTACCGTTCTTCAGTGTCACATTGCCATTGAAATCCACTGCGGGCATTGCAGAAGAGATGATATCCTGACCCGTAAGATCCTTGTTCTGACGAATGTAGGAAGAAAGCGGCTTCTTCATACGAGCCATGATGTTCATCGCGATGTGCTCAGGAACTTTGACATTCGGCTGAGATAGACGATAGATACCAGTTTGAGTATCCTGGAACACTGCAATGATTGCAGCATTCGTGCGAGGAGACACAATCTGACGTAGCACAGATGCAAGGTATTTGATTTCAGATGCCGCGGTGATGCTCTGAGGAACGTGCATGTTCATCTCATCACCATCAAAATCAGCATTATAGGGTTTGGTCGCGGAAACGTTCAGACGGAAAGTGGAATAGGGTAGAACCTTGATGCGGTGGCACTCCATAGAACCCTTGTGAAGAGAAGGCTGACGGTTAAACAGTACAACATCTCCATCCACCAGGTGACGATGAACGATATCACCGTCCTTCAGGTCAATCATCTCGGGATTCACATACTTGAGTGAGATGGGACGCCCATCATCCTTGAGGTAAACTGACTTGGCGCCAGGATACTTTCCAGGACCATTGCGAATGTACGTCATCAGTCGGTCACGATTGTAGCTCGTGACCACTTCGGGGAACGTAAGATTCATCGCAATCTCTTCGGGGACACCCAGTTCATCCACGTCAATGTTCGGGTCAGGAGTGATAACGGAACGAGCAGAGAAATCTACACGCTTACCCATAAGGTTACCACGCACACGACCAGTCTTTGCACCCAAACGAGACTTCAGAGTCTTGAGCGGACGACCAGAACGCTGTTGTGCAGGAGGTAGACCCTTAATATCGTTATCAATGTAGGTCGCTACATCGAACTGAAGGATATCGCGATACTTGTCGATGATATCTGCAGAATCGCCCTTATCAATCTTGTCTCGCAGACGTTGATTGTTACGCACAATGTTGATGAGCACGTGAGTCAGGTCATCCTCCATGCGCTGATTATCATCCATCACGACAGACGGGCGAACAGTTAGCGGAGGAACCGCGAGAACTGTGCATACCATCCAATCAGGACGACTGAACTTAGGATTGAAACCCAGAAGTTCAACATGGCGATCCGAGATACGCTGAAATGCGCGTAGCACCATCTCAGGTTGAATAGGAATCTTATCTGCCTCCTCGTCGTACGTGACACCCTCTAGCGAGGCCACCGTACCCTCTGCCTTCTCCGCCTTCTTGAGAAGAGGAGACTCACAATGAGGGCATGTAGAAGAGGCCTTTAGCTCACGCGTCTTGTAGTTAGCCGTCTTCTCACGCACTGCATTGAATCGGTCCATACCCGTGTGAATCTTCTCGATTTTCTCGAGCTCTTCATCGGGCAGATAGGGATTACTGCATGTGAGACAGACATTTTGTAGAATCTTTTGAATCGTGTCTAGGAATTGGTAGAGATATACAGGTCGTGCAAGTGAAATGTGACCAAAGTGACCCGGACAGAGCGCGTTCGTCTGCTTGCATGTGGGACATACCTTGCCATTCTCAATCACACCAAAGCGACTATCAAATACGCCGCCAGGAACGGGAGCACCTGCTTGATAAGTCTTGTCTGTGATTACTTCAACAACGCTGCGCGAGAGGATATCCTCAGGATTGGCGATGCCGAATTGAACTCCGATGATTGTATCTCCCATTCTTGTTATTCTATAGCTTGTCTTTAGATTGTTCCATTTTTCTTAAAGAAATATACAATGCCGTTCTCCGTTAAACGTTTTCTTAAGCGTGTAGATCTTAAGGCTAGAAAGATTGCAGATGTACAGCCAGATAATGTAAATCTGACTAAAGTGGAAGTTCTGGAAGAAATACAAGAAGTTACTATACCTGTTTACGAACCTGAACCAATTAAAGTAGCTGAATATGAAGTAGATTCAGATACTGAAATAGACATTATACCGGTTCAGAGAAGAAAGATTAAAAATAAAGATATTGTCAGAAAAGTGGCACTAAACCCCTTGAGTGAGTAGAAGAGTTTCTACCCAGAACTCATCATCGTTTAAAATCTCAGTAACCATGTCCTTGTTAAAATCTTCAATTAAAGAGGCAGCCCATTGTTCAAACTCGGGTCCCATCCGGTTTTTGAACTTTTGCTTCTCACGAATACGAGCATTATGAAGTTCATGAAATACTCGTTCTGTAAACTTACGAGTTTCATATTTATTTTCGCTTTCATCCTGCAGTTTTCGAACAATGGTATACCACTTTTCCATTGTAATTAATAAGATGAAGAAGTTACGTCTTAAAACGATACGACGTTCTCATAAAAAGGAAAAGAAATGGGATGCTGTGTTTGAGTACCCAGACGGACATACAAAGACAGTTCCGTTTGGAGCTCGTGGAATGTCAGACTACACAAAGCACAAGGATAAGACCCGCAGAAAGAGATACATTCAACGTCACTCTGGAATGGGAGAGAATTGGAACAAACCCGATACTCCTGGTGCTTTAAGCTATTGGATTCTCTGGAATAAACCCTCATTTAATGCATCGGTTACCGACTTTAGAAAGCGTTTCAATCTTTAACCTTCAATTTAAATAGGGAAAGGCACTTACCAATTTATCAAGATCTACCTTATTTCCTTCTGTGTATAATTTAGATTCCTCAAACTCTTCGATTGTTGATATAAAACTTATCTCTCTTCCCTGGCTGCTAAAATAATCATGATATTTAAAATCTCCCTCACAAAATGCCTGTCTCAGCCACACATTTGGTATGTTATACGTATCTGAGACTATCAGTCCATGCAAAGATGATGAAATAATTGCCTTACAAGAGTAGATTTTTCTTACTACTTCTTCACACTTATCTAATGGATCTATAATTACATAATCATTTTTGTATTTTACGAAGTCATGTCTGTGTGTAAAGTGTGGAACAATACCAATTTTATCTTTTAATTCGGAAATTGGATTATATGATAATATTCTAGGAAGCAGAAGAGCTGGATCTCCAAAAACATTTGGAACTTTTATGTTTCTCTTTTCAAGAAACTCTTTTGTTAAATGTCCTCTAACAGCGCGCACATTTAGGTTACTATAATTATGTGTTCCATGGAATGGTTGTTTTCTCACTCCAGATCCCCATATTATATCACCAGTATTTGCCATATCAATGTATGATCCTATTGCAATTAGAGACTTCCCAGGGAGATTATACCTTATTTTATAACGAGGATTGGCATAATGTGATACAATCAAAGGCGAAAGTTCGTCACCAAAATTACCCTCACCTATCTTGCATTTCCAATATTTAAGGTTTATCATTGTATTGCTGATACAAAATAGTCATCTAAAACGGATTTGGTATGCACATTAATATAGTGCGTAACAAAATGGAGCATTTAATTCCCGAAGATGTACTTCGGCACATTGCGTCGTTTCTACCGTACAATGAACGCGTTGAAATGAACCGGGCTCTCCCGTTTCATTACAGACTGGTCAAGAAACTCAATTCTGATGAGCATAATGCAAAATACAAACAAGAACTTCTGCAAAAGAAACTTGCAAGATTTGAAGAAAGTCCAGCTGGTTCTCTTGCTAGACTAAATCAGGTTAAACAAATGATGTTATATCTTCTACATACAAAGGATACATGTCTGCTTCGTAATTGTAAGTTTAGAAATACTGTAATCACTAAGTGTCGAGAGTTTTCAAATGTTGGTAATTATGGCAATCTTCTGATCACAGAGCGAGCTGCTGTTCGTTCATGTATGCGCGCAGCATCACAGTTGCTATCAAAACTTGAATCTACAACATTTCCTAATCATAAAAAGATTACTCCACAGTTTGTTCAGATCATGTAATGATTTACATGTAAAAATCTAATCAATAGTGTGGGAAGTCCCCACATAACTAGGATGGCCGAGTGGTTAAGGCGGGGGACTTAAGATCCCCTGGAGTAATATCCGCGTGGGTTCGAACCCCACTCCTAGTACTTTGTTCTTCGAACAAGAAGGACACCACACGGATGGCCGAGTGGTCTAAGGCGCTACGTTTAGGCCGTAGTAGAGAAATCTGCATGGGTTCGAATCCCATTCCGTGTACAGCGTTAATAGTTCAGTGGTAGAATAACTCTCTTCCAAGGAGTTGACACGGGTTCGATTCCCGTTTGACGCAAATTGGTCATTTCGACCAGAAATACAAGCCCATTAGCACAATTGGATAGTGCACTCGCCTTCTAAGCGGGAGGTTGTGGGTTCGAGTCCCACATGGGTTACCAGCATCATTAACTTAGTGGTAGAGTGTCGGCCTTTTAAGCCGAAGGTCGCGGGTTCGATCCCCGCATGGTGCATGTGGTTACTTAATAGGAACCACTTTCGTGAAAAAATCATTCCACGAAAGTGTTTTTTCGCTTTCAAAATACATTCTTGCAATTCGATTGTAGCTCTGAATATAGAAGAATGCAGTAGCACCAATTACATAAGGCCACCAAGATTCCATTAGTAGAGATCTAGATAAAGACGAGGATACTTTGAACGATAAATTGAATATGCCATCTGTCTTCCGAAGAAAATCTCATCGAATGGTGTTCCGTTCCAATATCGTCTACGCTCTCTGGTACCAGTTAAAGCACCTGTGTATTGTTCACCTTTTTGCTTTGCAATGGCTTTTGTGGTTTTCTGAATCTCGGATAAACAATCCATCATATATTTGCGCTTCTCGGGAATACAAAGTTCTGCAGCTCGTGTTTCGGTATATTTACGAATATCCTTCTTTAGTTGGGAAATACTATCAGAATATTCATCTTTTGTTTCTTTGAACTCATCAATAAGAGGCTTTACGCGATCATCTCTTTTTAATTCACGAATTAGTTTGGAAGCTAACGCCTCTCGGGTAAGTTCTTGAGACGGATCTTTTTGATTATTACATTGAGGACATTTACGATTCATCTGAGTGAGGCAAGTGATAATGCATGATGTATGATATGCATGCCCACAATCTAATTTATAACATTCGGCAGTATTCTGACGTTCATCTCGAAACCCTTGCATATCCATAGTTTCAAAACATAAGGGGCAGACATCCATTTCAAAACGGATTTGTGAAATCTAATTATGAACCATGTAAGTAGAAATGGATAATCCTCAAACTCGTCGTGAAAAGAAGAAAGACCAGAAGGAGAAAGGCCAAGGTAAGAATGGCAAGTACTCAACTAAACACATTCGCCAGACTGAAAAACTAAAGGAACGAAAGAAGTAATGGATGCCATCATCAAGTCTGTAAATTGGAAAGTAGGTAAGTTCTCCTTTTTACCTATCTTTTTTGGCGTCTGTATGGCCTCTTTGGACATCGTAATGATGAGCCTAGGTAAGTTTGCTGCTAAAGGTAGAGTTCCATATGGTACAGCTCTTACACTTGGAACTCTTGTCTATTCCTTTGAACCCTATTTGTTCTATACATCACTGAAGTATGAATCCTTAACTGTCATGAATCTAATCTGGGACTTAACATCAGATGTTATTGTAACATGTTTAGGAGTGTTTTACTTTGGAGAGTCTATCAAGGGTCTTCGTTGGTTAGCCGTTCTATTTGCTATCTTCTCTCTTGGACTTTTTGCCTACACAGATGAGTAAAGATGGACATTCTGAACCGGCAACGAAAAATGCAAGAACAAGCTAGAATACTTCGAGAAGAAGCTATCAAACAAAAAGCACAGTTAATTGCTGCAAATCCTAGGCCACCTCTTTTTCCTGCAGGGCCTTTGCCGAAAGTTCCATCAACAGGTATTCGAACAATGAAAACTGCAGGAAGAAAACGGAAAACTAAACAGAAGAAAACGATAAGAAGATCGAAGAAATAAATAATGGGATCGACTATGTCCTCTCTTTATGAAAGTAAGGTGTACTTTGAACGAAAGCTTATAGACAACAAGAGACAACTTACACGAGTCTTATCCAAATCTAATTCAATGGAATCTTTGGATAAGGCTGAGATTAAGGAGATTAAACATACCATTGAACAAACACAAACAACACTTGATATGATTGAACGAGCTATAGAAGACGAGAATGAGCTTTCTTTCTAGTAATACGATGATCTCTCTGCTTTGTTAATCCACCACCGAGTGCTTTGCGACATGTTTTTCCTTTATATGTTTTCTTTGTACAACTGCTTTTGTAATACATTACGTGTTGAACATAACCACGATATGATTGTATAGGAACACCAATTTTCTTTGAAAGAGAAGCCAGTAATCCATACATCCACTTCATATAGGATTTATGTGATCCTAATGCAGGGACATGCTTCTCGTAATAATCTCTAAAAACTTTACGGAGTTCAGTGAATGGATAAACTTCGGCTAAGAGTTGAAGAAACCTTCTCTGAGTTGCCATATGTTCTGGTTCTGGAATATCCGGATAGTTTACTGCGACTGAGAAGAGAAAGTCACGTCCGGGAACCTGTGTTGGTTTCATCTCCATGTAATGTTTCTTAACATCATCAAATGCAGGATCTGGTCCGGGATCTACAATGTTCTTATCATCTTTGCATTGTGTTCGTAGTTTATGGTTCACCTTATTGTGAAGATCGTATAACCATTTTCCAGGATCGCCTTTTAGCGGTAGTTCATATGTGAACTGAGTTGTAGATTCGCGACAGAATCTACAGGGAAGAATGTCTTTTATCATGAGAAGAAGTTCCTCGGGGTGATCTGATCGAAACGCAATTAAATGAAATAATTGCCACCCGGACGGTCCCCAGAAACGAGTATCCATGTCTACTTCTTACCATGAAAAAGATATCTCGCTCGTTTGATAAATGGACGGTGCTACAAATGTTACAACCATTGCAATTGCAATATACATTGGTGCTGCTATGTATCGATTTTTTGATTCCCTGACTCGGGACATTGTGACGCCCATAATTGCAGGCATCTTCCCTGGTGCGTCTCAGTCAATCGATAAAGTTGTGATTTCGATTGGTTCTGTAAAGATTAATATTGGCGATGCAATTGGTGCAACTCTCAATCTAGCTCTTGCGTACGTCATTGTATCCATGACTCTTCCTTACATCAAGACATACGCTCCTATCGGAGGTCGCAGATAAACTCTACGCGTTGAATAAAGATGTTAGAAGCAATCACCGGATTTTTTAACAAGGCAAAGGAATCTGTTGTTGGAACGTCACAAGACGCTGTTGCCCCTGTGCAAAAAGCTATTCCTGTTGTAGCGACTCAGGGTGGTGCTGTTAAACTAGGTATGGGTAAGGAACCTGCTGGTTATACTTCTGCTGGAGGGCGTCGTCTAAAGACACGATCTGCTAGCCGAGGAAAGAAAGGTGGCGCTCGTAAGACTCGATCTGCTAGCAGAAAGGGTGGTCGTAAGCATTAATTGACAATCTTAAACTTCGTCCAGCCTCCTTTCTTGAACTCTCCGAACTGCTTCTCGACAGCCTTCTCCATGTCAAGAGGAGCGAGCTTGAGACCATTATCAGTCATCCAGTTCTTGAAGGTGCGACGTAGTTCGGTCTTCAGAACTGGAACGATCTCATCACCCTCCTTCACCTCAACAAGCTTCTCTGAAATGAACTTGGCGACACCGTCATTATCATTTCGGTATTCCTGAGTGTATTTGAGTACAGAGCTCGGAGGAGTAATCTTACGAAGACCCTTTCCTTCCTTCACTAGGTGAACCATATAGTTTAGAAACGGAGTGGCCCACGCCTTAGACTCCACCTTCTTCTGAATTGTGTCATCAATCGGAAACTCATAAGACTCAACAGGTGCATGATGAACGAACTTTGATGCGAAATGTACGACAATCAGACGACGCCAAGTTCCACCATCATTCGTGTTGATTTCAGGCATCTTATTGCAAGAGAAGAGGAACTGTGCCTGAACCTCAAACTCAACACCGGACTTGAAGAGATCACGAGCATACATCTTCTCACCGGAAGATACTAGCTTCATGATACCAGTGTTCAGAGCAACAGATTCATCTGGCTCCTGCATTGTAACCATGCGGCGACCCTTTAGACGAATCACCTCAGGATTTGCAGCAGATGAACTACCACGCTTCTGCGTAAAGAGGGTGATAGGAACCGTACAAGCATAATCTCCGAGAGCGCTTGCGGCTAGATTGGAAATCATCGACTTGCCGTTTGAACCAGAACCGGTTAGAATGTGGAATGTCTGAGAAGGATTACCTCCTACCAGGCATGATGCGATACGGTTTGAAAAGTACGTACGAACCTCCAGATCAGGAATCACTTGCTTGATAAACTTATCAATAGCAGCCCACTCTTCATACTCGTAATACTTCTTCTCGGGATCATAATCAATTCCAGTGCTGAAAGAGATATAGTCCTCGGGCTTGCCATCACGAAACTTAAAGTCATCAAACAGCTCCAGAACACCGTTATTGAATGCGATAAGATCTTTGTTTGAATCGACCTTCTTCGTGAATCCCTCATCAAAGAACAGCTCACGACACTCGCGCATAACATTATCCTTGAATCGAGTCGTCTTCAGCTTCGTGTAGATCTGATTCATACCAGTGCGCTTCTTCTCCATATCGCAGTAGTCACACATACCACAATCTCCTTTTCCTTCGCCAGTGCAATTAGTGAGACCACGATTTAGCATCTCCTGACCGATAAGATTCTCACGCTTGAGAAACCGTCCAGCAATATCACGAGAAAGTTTGAGTTGCAGATCAATTCCACGATCAGTTTCGCGCCAAATGTGTCCTGCCCAACGATACCAAATACACTTTCCAAAATCAGAACACACGTACATACCACGAAATGCAGCATGAATCACGCATGCGACATCGTACTCAGTCTGCGTAGAAGCAGCGAGAACGATCAGACGGTCAACGTTGCGAGCCTCAATCTCATGGTACTCCTCATCATTGTCCTCACGGGACCAATAACGAAGAGTTCCCTCTCCCAGACGATCACCATCATTTCGGAACGTTAGAGAGTTCCACTTGTTGATACAATCTGCCTCATTGTATTTCTTATCATCCTGAGCACTGAAGTCTAGAAACACATCAAGTAGATCGGGATGGATGTTATGTAGGCAGATTCCAACCTGAACCCAGAGATTATAATCCTGAAATCGCTCCTCCTTGAGATTCATGACGTGCTGCTTAAGGTACTCCTTCTTCTCGGGATCTAGCGGCTGAAGAATCACTCGATTAGTAGGAGATGACCCGCGAGAACCCGGCTTCTCTCCACGAGTAGCCTGACGACCGCGACGAGGAAGCAGAGCACCTCCACCAGAGATACGAACTTCCGGCTCGGGTTTCTGTAGACCAGCATAGATAGACTTACCTTCCTCTGTCATAGGCGTCTCATCAGAATCCTCGCGAACCAGGGATAGAGTCTTCATAAGGTCCACTGAAATCGGAGGAATGTTATCAAGAATAGTTACATCATCCTTGCTATATCGGACAATGTAAGACGTCATGTAAGGCAGAGAATTGGGATCGTTCTTACGAGACCCATAAAGAGTCCATGGCACAGAACGATTCACAACACCCTCGTCATAAATCTTCTCCCACGGCTCGGTGAGAGGAAGACTCGGAAAGTAAGAAGACATGTTCTTCAGAAGGTTGCGGCGAACACGCTGCTCTACAAACTTGTGAGAGCAGACGGACGGAACCACAATATGAATACCAGACTTCATACGATTCTTCTTGGTATCCAGCGTAGGCTTACGCTTTTCCATGATGAAGAGATCAGTATTCTCTGGTAGAATCAGATATTGTTTGATCTCATCCATGTATGCCTTGCAGAATGATAGCACCTGCTCTCGCGTGTGAAGATGCTTATTGATATCGTTACTGTAGATGAAGTCAAAATCTACACGAAGCGGGCCAATATCGGTTGACTTTTCAGTGAGATATTGCTTCTCCTGATTGATAATCTCCTCAACATACAGATCATAAAACTGATCTTTATGCTCGTCAGGAATAAAATACTTGCCGCCCTTGAGTGACGTATGAGTCCACACTCCGTCGGCCTTGTGCGTGTCAAGGAATTGCTGTAGACTCATATTTTGTGCCATTCGTGTTGAGAGGAAAGACAATTAGTTGCCAGAGAGTCCGTTTTGAACGCACTCATAAAAACGGATTATGTCAACACATTCCTTCAATACTCCAAACACAATGGACATTACAACGTTTATGCAGATGTTCATGCAGACAATGGTGGATACCACACCGTCATTTATGACGAGAATTACAGCACGGTGCAGGCCGTATGAGAAGGGTGTCAAGACACAGGACACACCCACGGCAAAAAACTTCGAGCAGCATGTGAATTACATCGCATACGATGTTTTGAGAAGGATGGGAGTGGTGGGTTATCCTGCTGTATGCGAGCAAATGTCTGATACAGCAATTGAGACTGATTCCTGTATCATTCAGCTGGATGCAAAGGCGTGTCTGAATACAGAGTCTACAGAGTTTCGAGTTCGAAAGAATGCTCTACAGATTCATTGTGGAATTGCTCAGACATCGCTATCATCCGTATGCAAAAAGCAGACTGTGAAGGGACTACAGGTGGCAGAGATTGATGGAAAGCCAGTTTATACGCTGCTTTCCTTTCTGCGTTGGGGCTATAAGGATGGATACTTTGCGGAGTCTATTGGAATTGTTATGATTCCACATGACCAGAGCATGGTGCGAGAGCGTGCAGGTAAGTCATCTCATGAGTTGCGCATGCTCATTTTGAATCCTGAGCTTTGGCTGATTCACCCATTCGAGTCTGAATCAACTCTACGAATTGAGGATTCAGTTCAATCAGAATTGATGAGCGATTCAGAGACTTCGCTGCCAGACCAGTCGTCCCAGAACCTGCAAATGGGTCCATAACTACTCCATCTGGAGGACAAAACGCAGAAATAATACGAGTTGGAAGTTCCAACGGAAACATAGCAAAGTGCTGGACGCCTTTTTCATGTGTGAGAGGAATAGTCCAGAGATCTTCAGGTGCCTTTCCTTTCGGGTTATTCTGAACGCTTTGAAGTACATAATGTTCCTTGAGCATCCAGTCATCAAACCGATCATCAAGTTCTAGATGTTCCTTTAGTTTTTGATAGTCGGAAACAGATGGCATAGAACGTCCATGATCTAGTCTCAACCAATGACCTGCCTTAGATTTATACCCAAACATTTCATCAAGTTTCTTAGCCGATAGCTTCTTCTCTCTTGCTTTTTCCTTCAGGTAGGTATGAACTGCAATCTCATTTTCCTCTGTGAAATCATGTTGTCTCATTTTTGAGTAAGAAACATCGGACTGCTGACGTGCCCCCGGACTCGCACCCTTGTTGATGCCTGCGTTCTTGAACTTTCCAGTGGCCTTCTTTCCTGCATTATACTCGTCAAGTTTGGGTTTCCAGGTGTCATACTCTTCCAGTGCAATAGTTCGAGGAAATGGAAGTTTAGATTGAGTCACGGGCTTCTCTCGAAGAGAATCTAGGTCACAAAAGTACTCCTGATTGTAGTACTTATCCGAGTTTTTGGTAAAGAAGTATACAGGTTCCCAAGTAGAACAGAATCGATCCTTTGCAGAGCTAGGCATATGATTCGGCTTGTACCACACAATCTTGTTACGTAGAACCCATCCGTTACTACAGAGTGCAATACAGATACGCTCTGGAATCATAAGTAGTCCTTTCTTTTCATACTTGTCTCCAATGTTTAGAAATAGAGAACCGGTATCCTTCAACACACGAAGACATTGATTGCCCCAATGAGTCATAGTAATAATATAATCATCAACTGTTTCTTCATCACCAATTTGAGTATCAACACCATAATCGCGCTGTTGAAAGTAAGGAGGTGAAGTTACAATCACATCTACAGACTTCTCTGCAAGAGTTTTCATAACTTCAATACAGTCTCCTTGAAGAATTGTGTGCATGTTGATATGAATATTTGATTGCTACGAGTTTTCCATTTTGAATGAGCAAAACGAATTGTTTTTTTACTCAAATATGAAGTCCAACATGTCTACTAAAAAGAAGACTATTCCTAAGGTTGTAAAAACTCTTGCATGGGAAAAGTGGATTGGAGAAGATATCGCAAAGACGAAATGTCTATGTTGTGGCGTTACTGATATCAAACTATCGGGCTTTCATTGTGGTCATGTAATTTCTGAAGCAAATGGTGGGTCGACAACAGTAGATAATCTTCGTCCAATTTGTGCGGCGTGTAATCTTTCAATGGGGTCAGAAAATATGAACGACTTCAAGAAAAGATGTGGATTTGAATCACAAACAACTTCTGAACAACCGCCTAAGCTTATTTGTGTTGGAAGTATGCTGATTAATCCTGCAAATAGTGTTAATCCATCAGAGTTTATGCAATATAAACGTAATCTTCTTCTAGCTTCGAAAAAGCTAATCATTCGTCCTCCTCCTGGTCAAGAAATCTATTATGATGAATGTAAACGCTGTAAAGCATATTATCATAATGCTTTTGATAACTCACAATGTCCAGGGTGTAAGTAAAACGAATCTAAACAAAACTACCCAGTAAATACTAACAATGAAGTTCTGTCCTGCTTGTCGCAATATGCTCTTTGGAATTGATGAGGAAACTGTTGATGGAACTAAGACAGCAGTTCTATCCTGCCGCAAATGTCCCTATAAGGAGCCTGTAAATGCAGAGAATCCTCTTGTATACGAACACGTACTTCGAGAGGATAAGACGTCACGTCTTGCACTGAATCCTTATCTTAAGAATGACCCCACTCTCAATCACCTTGACAATATTGAGTGTCCAAATGAAGCGTGTGCTTCACGTGGACGTGGTGTAAAGAATGATGTAGTTGCTGTGAAGATCAACGAGAAGAATCTAATCTGGATGTATCAATGTGTTCATTGCAATGCTTCCTGGAAACAGGCGTCTGGTATGAAGGCTTAATCGATCTTACCAGATCCACCACATTCCCAGCAAATCTCACAAACTTCTTGACGAACCCATCCAGTTTGATTGCATTCATAACAATTCTTTTTAGCTTCCGCAAGATTATAACAGAAAGAACACTCTTTTGTTACGATTGGTGTTACCTGACCATTTCCTTTACAACGTTTGCACTTTTTAGGCATTTTCTGAATTATGTTTTGACTAAGTAAATGTCTACACAAGCAGAACGGTTTGCTATGTGCGTAAAGAAACTTACAAAAGACTTTAAGCCTGCATCTCTTCCCGGAAGATCAGCTTCGAAGAAGAGATATAGTGCTACTGATAAGGAAAGTATAGCAATTGCAATTTGCACAAAAAGTATTCTATGGCCTCAAGGAAGAACACTTAAGAAGTTTTATATGGATGGTAAGAAGCCTGTTCTAATCACGCAGAAGAGGAAGCGGGGAGGACGTCGGACGCAGAGGAAGTCTGGTGCTCCGTCACCAACGCGGCCCAAGAAATAGGAAATGCTTCGGCCAGTTTATCCCCAACACACGCTGCAAGTTCTTGAATCTCACGTTGTGCAGTAGGGTCCGTTCGAAGCTTGTACAGACGTGAATACGCAGCAAGAGAGCCGGTTTCAATAAACTCGGTCATCATAGACTGAGGAAGAACAGCACGCGCCTGTTCGGGACAAACCTTATAATCCAGAAGATACTTATAGAGCTCTAGACTCTCTTCTTGATGTTTGCGAATACGCGCTAGGCAGTGGCCATTGTATTGAATCTTACCCTCCTTTGAACCCTGCTTTTTGTTTGCATCACGCTCACGTAGTTCCTCCGGCATCCAAAACTCGGGGTCAGAATCTACATATCGGCGTGATACCTCATTGCGAGCAAACCCGATCTGGTGACGAAACCATTCACGTGCTACAAAAATAGGCATCTTCAGACGAAAACGCGCTTGAGGATGGAAAAATGGAGTTACGTGATTATGGTCAGCAAGGTATTTAATAAGTTTACCATCTCGGTCGGTCATTTCAGCGGATTCTTTTGCGAATGACACGCGTGCTGCATTGACGACGGTCAAATCATCTCCGAATACATCTAGAAGTTCAACTGA